CTTGTTGCAGAGCAGGATGAAAGCATCGGATACCGTCCGCGTATTCTGGCCGCGCCGGAGCTGGACACGGAGGCGGTAACAAAATCCCTGTGCGTGATTGCGGGTAAACTGCGCGCGTTTGTGTATGCCACATGTCATGGTTGTAACACGATGGCTGAGGCGATTACCTACCGCCAGAAATTCAACGAACGTGAGGTGATGCTCTTATGGCCTGACTTCATCGCCTACAACCTGAAAAGTGGCAAAAACGAAACGTTCCCCGCGCCTGCTTATGCGTGCGGCCTTCGTGCGTACATTGACCATGAGCAGGGCTGGCACAAATCGCTGTCCAACGTTCCGGTTAAAAATGTGCTTGGGATGTCGAGGCATGTGTTCTGGTCGTTGCAGGCCGAAGACAGTGATGCCAACAGCCTCAACAACAAAGAAATCACGACCATTATTCGTCGCAACGGGTTCCGCTTCTGGGGCAACCGCACACCGGAAACGAACGCCTACATCTTTGAGGTGTATACCCGAACCGCACAGGTGCTGGCTGATTCAATTGCGGAAGCGCAGTTTGAAACCATCGACAGTCCACTGACACCTGCGAACGTGAAGGATGTTATCAGTGCCATCAGGGCAAAACTGGATTCACTGGTTACTGCCGGGAAACTGATTGGCGCGGAGTGCTGGTATGACATCGAGGATAACAGCACCACGAATTTACGTCAGGGGCGTGTGCGTATTCGCTACAAATATACGCCCGTTCCTCCGCTGGAAGACATGGAGCTTTACCAGTCGTTTACTGATGAATTCTTTGGTCCCGCATTTGCGGTGCTGGGAGGTGCCTGATGGCTGTACCAAAACATCTTCGCTTTTTTACGCTGTTTGTGGATGGTGAAAACGAAGTGGGTAAGGTGACGTCCGTCACCCTGCCTAAACTGACGCGCAAAACCGACAGCTACCGGGGTGGTGGCATGATGGGTGCGGTAAGTATTGACCTCGGCCTGGACGACTCCGCGCTTGATGCGAGCTTTGTCATGGGGGGCGCAGTTCGTGAGCTGTTCCTGAAGTATGGCGGCACGATTGACGGCACGCTACTGCGTTTTGCGGGGGAATACTACACCGATGATGAAAGCGACCTGTATGAAGTCGAAATGCGCGGACGTGTGACGGAAATTGATATGGGGGAAGCCAAACAGGGCGAAGCCACATCACACACTTACGCCATTAAAAACACCTACTACAAGCTGAGTGTTAACGATCGCCCGTTGTGGGAGATTGACCTGCTGAACTTCATTTACCGGAAGGACGGCAAGGACATTGTGCCCGATCGCATCCGTTCCGCGCTTGGGCTTGGCTGATAAGTAATATGCAGGCGGCGCAGTGCGTCGCCTCTGACTGAAAGGAGTTTCCTGATGAAAGAGACGAAAAACATCGATACCGAAAACACGGTAGTTACTGACACTGTGAAAGAAACCAGTGAGCGTGGTGTAAAACTTACCCAACCAATTGAGCGAGGCGGCGAAAAAATCACGTATGTGGAGATCACCGGGGCTATTGAGCAGGCTGGATCTCTGCGAGATTTGTCGCTGTCTGATGTGCTGAATCTGAAAGCGGAATCCATGTTTACGCTGCTGTCACGCGTGACATCACCGCGACTGGATGAAGTGACGATCAAAAAAATGGCATCCCGTGACTTTATTCAGTTATGTGTGGTTGCCGTAAATTTTTTGAGCGGTGCGGACTCTGGCGGGAAGAACGAACAGGCGACGGAAGCCTGATCACGGTTGTGTGCTTTGAGCACATAGAAGACTTTGTGGCAGATATTGCCGTTATTTTTAACTGGTCGCCCGCCGAAATCTTCATGATGACGCCCGGCGAAGTGGTTAGCTGGCGTGAGCGGGCGGCACTTCGCAGCGGGAATGCAGACAATGAAGACTCTTGATATCCGGGTCGCTTTCAGCGCCGTTGACAGGCTGACCCGACCTGCCGAAAACGCACGCCGCCTGATGGGGCAGTTTGGTGACTCCATCCAGCGAACGCAGGGGGCGATCAAAAATCTCGAGCGTCAGGCGCGATCATTTGAGCGCGCCCGCGACGCTGTCAGTAAAGCGGATGCTGGCATCGTGAAAGCACGACGCCAGCTTAACGCCCTTAATCAGTTACAACGCACGGGTACAGTGCTCAGCGAAAAACAACAAAAGCTGATGCAGCAGTTAAGCACCCGGCTTGAACGCCTGAATGAATCGCGCACACGGGAAATTCAGAAAATGAGGGAACTTGGCGGAGAGCTGAAACGCCACGGCATTTCCCTGACAGGCAGCGATAACACCATTCAGCAGGCCATCAGACGCACCGAACAATACAACAACCAGCTTGAACGCGAACGGCAGGCGCTTGCGCGTGTAACGCAGGCGCGTGAGCGGTATTCGCACGCGCAGGAAACCGCGGGAAAACTGAAAACAGGTGGTGCGCTGGCAATTGGTGCGGCAGCGGCGGGCGGCTATGCTGCCGGGCGTTTTTTGCAGCCTGCGATCGGGTTCGGCAAAGAGATGTCCCGCGTTCAGGCACTGACGCGAATCGACAAAAACAGCCCGCAGTTTAAGGCGCTGCGTGAGCAGGCGTTAAAACTTGCTGAAACACAGTTTACTGCGAGTGATGCCGCCAGTGGGCAGAGCTTTCTGGCAATGGCTGGTTTTACTCCGCAGGCCATTCAGGCCGCATTGCCCGGTGTTCTTAATATGGCGCTGGCAGGTGGCGTCGAACTCGGCGAGACGGCTGATATAGGCTCCAATATCCTCACACAGTTCAACCTGACAGCCGATCAAATGGACCGGGTGGGCGATACGCTGACAGCAGCATTTACCCGGACCAATACTGATTTACGCGCGCTGGGCGAAACCATGAAGTATACCGGTCCGGTTGCCGCAAAACTTGGTATCAGTCTTGAAGAAGCGGCGGCCATGGCCGGGATGCTTGCCAATAATGGTCTTCGCGGAAGCGATGCTGGCACGGCCATGCGCGCAAGTCTGTCCCGCCTTGCATCACCGCCAAAAGCTGCGGCTGATGCACTGAAAGAGCTGGGGGTGTCAGTTGCTGACGCCAGAGGCAAAATGCGCCCGATGGAGGATGTGCTGCTTGATCTCTATAAGGCGACACAAAATACGGACAGGTGGACCAGGTCTCCTTCTTCAAGGACATCGCCGGAGAAGAGGCGTTCGTTGGTTTGCAGACGCTTGTTGCGGCGGCTGGTTCAGGAGAGCTGCAAAAACTGACCAGAGAATTGCAGGGGGCAAGGGGAGAGGCCGATCGCGTCGCAAAAGTAATGGCTGATAATCTTGATGGGGACCTGAAAAATCTCGACAGCGCATGGGAAGGTCTTCGTATTCGCATCAGTGATCTGGTTGACGGTCCGCTGCGTTCTGTCACGCAGTGGCTCACGCGGGTGCTTGAAAAAATCACCTCGCTGGCGCAGGCCCATCCGGTACTGACGCGCCAGCTACTGATAGCAGGCGGTGCGTTGCTGGCAATGACTGCAACGATTGGCTCGTTGTCGCTGGTTATTGGGGTGCTTTACGGGAAGCTGGCCACCCTGCGTCTTGGTTTTGACATTCTTACCCGGTCAATGAATGTCGTCAGGGTGTTACCTGCGCTATGGGGAATGGTGACGGGTTCCGTTTCTTTACTGGGAGGCGTTATCGGGGCGTTGTTCAGTCCGGTTGGTCTTATCGTGGCTGCGCTTGCCGGAGCTGCCGTTCTTATCTGGAAATACTGGGATCCTATCAGGGCTTTCTTTGCCGGGGTGTTCAGCGGGATTATGGAAAGGCTGACCCCGTTGCGCGACACCTTTGAACGGTTTGGCCCTGTTTTTGACGTAATCGGAAGCGGTTCAGCCAGGTGTTTAACTGGTTTAAATCGCTGCTGTCACCGATGGAGTCCAGCAAGGAAACGCTGGATAAATGTACCAGTGCTGGCGAGGTATTCGGTAACGTTCTTGGTGGTGCGTTACAGCTTGTTCTGACGCCTGCAAAAATGTTGCTGGATACGCTGGCGTGGATACTTGAAAAACTCGGTGTGCTTCCGGATGAAGCGGAAA